GTATAAATGATGCAACATATCAGACTTAAACCGCAACCTGAGTCTTTCGACTACGGGTTCCTGCTCCGCTAGTTGGAGCAAGACAGTTGGTTAGTGCTTACCTGATAATAAAGGGTTGTTTTGGTTTAGTGCCCTTTCGGGTCACGTTAATGCCTATCCTGCTCATTACTGAGTTCCATTACAATGTTAGTTGCATTTAGAATCAAGACCACGCTCGATTACTCAAGCTTAAGCCTAATGACTTCCAGATATTGTGCTTTAGGGGACAACATTCCCCTACACTTGACATCCCGGCATAGAAGACTTTTATCTTCTAATTTGCCCTTACGTACATCCATTTCATTACGACTATCAGTAGTGATTTCGACCACCGATACCTAGCACCTGCTATACTTCCCAGCATAACAACCCCTAAGATGAATGCCCTTGGTAACCGCCTTCTAAGCATTTAGTTATCGTTCCAAGGATATGCTTTCGTATGATAACACGGCGTGTACACCGCCAATGCTACCTTACTACATCATTTAATAATTAAATAAAACTTTAATAGAAGTGGGGCAAGCAGACATTACTATCCACTCACCCCAACTTGGGTTTGGGCTTTTGAGCCACCTTGTCAGTAAACTGACTATCTTTATGTTCTCGGTATACGGGAACGCTACCCGTCATCGACTACTGGTTGTTCGTAGAGGTAATAGTTGAACAACATATTGCACCAGACCGAATATTTGGAAGAGCTAATACCAACAGGCATTCACGTAAATGGTAGTCAACCCTGTGATTTCAGCCACAGTTTTAGATACGTGGGCAACGACCCAAGCTCTTCGCTTTCGTACAAATCTTTATAACCCCTTGACTCACGATTCCTTTAACGTAGGTTTGATAAAATAAGGTACCTATGCCTGTGTGTGGCTGGGCAGAGGAGAAGTGAGCTATCACCTTCATTCTCGTGCCCAACGCACAGGTTTGAGTACCTTACCAAGTCCTACTTGGGAGAGGAGGCATTAGCGACTTCCATCGTACAGTCAGGCTTGACTGGGCGGTAGAAGTATGCCTTGCTCGCAGGAAGGTCGAGTTCGGTGTTGGGTTCTAAGTCTATGACTTTGAACTTCTGATACTCTGTATCAGGTACAAACACCAAGTCGGGCTTCTGAGAAGCAAGGTCGCTAATGGCGTCGACTTCGAGGACGGCTGGTAACGTAATGTCAGTATCACTGCAAGTGATTCTGATATTGTCACTGGGTATCCAGCGACCATTACGGTCAGTCTCGTGTTCGAAGACGCCTTTCACAAGGGAACCACGGTAAGTATTCGATACACGTATCGATATAGTTTTCGTGTTTGCCATAACGTATGAACCTTAGTTTATGGGTTATTGGAAATCCGTTCACCGCAGTGAATCGGCTACAAGTAGCCAGCAGGGGTTAGCACCAGTAGCTGTGCGTTAGCACGCTGTGCGTGTGGTTTAGGCACGATGGGACGGACAGATTGTGTAGCCTGAAGGCTTTCTCAATCTGGCATCGACCCATAGGGCGTAAAAACGCACGGGTACGGTGCAGTGTATATCACGTACTCCCAATCTACAGCAAGTTTGAAACCTTTTTTGTTTGGAAGGGTTACTGGGATGAAGAACAGGAATGTGCGAAATATGCTACATATCCTGTAACTCCTTATTTTTTAGTTAGGTAGCCTACTGACCTAAAGTAAATGATAGCTGTTGATTTTTAAAAATATTGGTTTTATTTTTTTTATACTTTTTTTAGTACTTAACTAATTATTAAGGGGTAGTTTTCGTGCTGGACAGTTACTTATTAGAATCTGGTAAGTTAGATTATCAGAAGTTATGGGCAGAAATGGGGCTAATAACAGGCTTCAGGAAGCTAGAGAGACAACAAGCATTGTATAAGGAGGTCCTAGATGCGTTCAATTCTAAGGAGGAGTTGGATAATACTCCAACTCGCTACAGACCTAATCCACCTAAAGGGGAAACTGATGTTTCACCACCTAAAATGGTGGATAGAGGACGTCTTCCTACTGAAGAAGAAGTAGTAGAAAGTGTAAATATGCGGAGCAAACGGAAGTTTGCAATGACTGAGGATGAGTATTGTACCTATGATGCTGAAGATTCTGATTATGTTGTAGAAGTCAAGGTCCGTAAGAAGTGGTATCCCGATTGTTTGATACAATATGACAAATATGACGCTAATAACCGGGAAGCAGAGCGTAGTGGTAGGGAATTTCTCTATATTGTAGCCACAAGTACTGATATATATGTATTTAACATTAACACATTACGCAATAAGAGGTATAAATTCCGTTGGGATTGGAAAGAATTGCCTAAAAACACTGATTTTGGGGAATCTGATAATAAAATCGTTAAATTTGTTGGCTTTATAGACATTACAGAGGCAAGTGTACACTATAACGATTAACCACAAGGATAAGGGATTAACAGAATATCCAATATATCTTCTAGACGACGCCAAAAAAGAAGGAATCTCCTTCAAAAACTGGCAAAAGTGCGAAGAAGGAGAATGGGCATCAACAGACGACGGATATGTTGCTAAAGTTATTAAAAAGAAGTCATACACTGATGATGCTGGTCGTAAGTCTTATTACTATCGTATGCCTTTTGGCTATATTATGTGGAATCCTAAGTATCCTAACAAAAAGTTCTGTGCCGGGGGAAGAAGTGCCAACAACACATTTACTGGTAAAAAGTGGCTTGATGTAGTAACTAATACTGAGCCATATAAGGCTTTAGCTATGTGGGCGGCTTTGACAGAAGACAGAGATGTAGCTATAGACCAAGTCTTTGGACCAGTTTCTGCCAGTAAACGCCGTAAATTAAGACGGCATATGAGAACGGAGAGTTTTAAAAGTATGAAAAGAGATGAAGCACAAAGACTTTTAACCGATAAACGTATGGATGCCAATTTTTTCATCGATTTGATGAATGAAGGTATCGGTATGGCTAAGGAAAAGAAGGATGTTAATGCTATTAGGGGTTTTGTTAATGACGGCTTTGAGATACACGGAATGAAGGATAAGGAGACTGTTACTACTACAGAACGCCTTGAAGCAGTACAAACCCGTAAATTGATTGATAATATCAATGAAGAAGAGGAAAAACTGATAGCAACCCGTAAAGTAGAGGAACCTATCAAGGAGGATAGAGATGATACATTGGATACAGACACTTCTGGAGCCTGAACATTTCCCAGCTTGGGAAGCATATTTACTGTTTATGCTCTTATTTTTTGTTAGTATAACATTCAGATTGGCTAGAATAGAAAAAAGACTGGAGGACAGATGATTGAGTTAGCATTGCTTATTGTTGCTATACTTGTACTTATTAACAGTGAACTGTGGGTGAAGGGCTATTGGGATAAGAGTGAAGAGTAAAAACGTCCAGAAGCCTTGGCGTACAACTAAAGGTTGGGAATTTCCTTATACAGACCCTGTTTGGGAAGATAAACAGTATCTTCGAGATAGGTCAAAATTATTCCGAGATAACGGAAATGGATGGTGGATAGAGCTTTGGAATCGTATCTGGTAACAGATAGAGAGGTAAAATTTGAGAATTGGTACATTGTTAAGAACTTATTCTCAGATGATGAAATAGAGCAGTTATTCCAAGATATAGAGGTATTGCCTAAAAAGAAGGCTAATATACTGTCTGGTGAGGATAATGATTACCGTGAGAGTATGATTAAGTGGATTCCTAAGTTTAATAGTGATACCTATGGATGGATATACGAAAAAGTATGGAAATGGGTAGATATCGCTAATAAGGAACTCTGGGACTTCGATTTAGTAGGTATGAGGAATGATGCCCAATATACAGAGTATAACCAAGAAGGACACTATGATTGGCATATGGATATACTAGGAAAGGGTATAAATCATAGAAAAATCTCTATCACGGTTCAATTAAATAAAAACTTTAAAGGTGGCGAGTTAGAGTTTAAATTCGGAAAGGGTTCGGAGAAAATAGCTTTAGAGAAGGGAGATGGTGTTATATTCCCTTCTTTCTATTTACATAAGGTAAATCCCGTAACGTATGGTAAAAGGAAAAGTCTAGTACAATGGATTTCGGGGAAACCGTACAAGTAACAGATGACTTTGAAGCTAAATATGCCCAAGAACAGGCATTAAAGAAGCTAAGGGATAATATTGGTCTTTTTGGAAGAACAATGTTCCCTACAGCCCTGAATAAGGCTGTTCCCCAGTTCCATCACGAAATATACAGAAATTTATCCGACGGTCTCAAAAAGCGGTTACTGATTGCCGCCCCTCGTGGCACAGCAAAAAGCACAGTGACCTCCTTGATTCTGCCCCTTCATCGAGCCGCTTTTAAGCCGTCGGATAAAGATTTATTTATAGTTATCATATCTGAGAGCCAAGCTCAGAGTATAAACTTCTTATCAAGGATAAAACACCATCTCCAACATTCTAGGAACTTTATTGATATGTTTGGTGATTTTGGACCAAATACTGCAAAGAGATGGACTAATAACGATATTGTTCTAGCCAATGGTACAAGAATGATAGCCGTTGGTACCGGTCAAAGAGTTCGTGGGTTTATTGAGGGAGATACTCGACCAAATCTTATAATAGTTGATGATTACGAATCGGAGCTAAATGCCGCTACACCTGAAGCTAGAGCTAAAAATAGGAAATGGATTACAGAGGCAGTTATACCATCATTAAGTGATGACGGTAGAATTGTTATGATAGGAACAGTAATTTCAGAGGATTGCTTCTTATATTGGGCAAAAGACTCTCCAGCTTGGAAAGTTCTGTGGTTTTCTATCACAGATGACGAAGGAGAGAGTATTTGGGATGAAAGGTTCCCTATGTCTAGAATCCACGATATAAAAGCAGAGTTTGAAAGTGTTGGGAACTTAAATGGATTCTATCAGGAGTATATGAATGAAGCTCAATCGCCAGACAATGCACCGTTTAAGCCAGAATATATCAAACTACACCACTACCACTATAAACGTATTAACGGGCAAAATTGTCTCGTTAGGATTATCGATGGTCAGGAAGAGCAAAAACCTGTGGAGGTCTATTGTGGGATTGACCCTGCTAGTAGTCTCTCTGCTAGGTCAGACTTTTTTGTTATTGCTACTATTGCTCTTGACAATGCTGGCAATAAGTATGTTGTGGATATATTCAGAGACAAAGTCGACCCTGCAATCCAGCCTGACAAAATTATCGAAATTTGGAAAAGATATCGTCCGAAGAGGATGAAAATAGAAACAACTGGGTATCAGGAAGCATTAAGAGCTAATGTACGTAAATTAATGCTTGACCAAGGATTATACATACCCGGACTGGAAAAAGGGATAAAACCTAGGACCAAGAAGTCTGAAAGACTATTATCTCTTGTAGCACCACTTGCTAGGGGTGAGTTTTTCTTCAGGACACAGGATTTAATACCACAACAAGAGTTCTTATCTTATCCAAGGGGTAAACACGATGATGTGTTAGATGCAGTCTATTATGCACTAGATGGAGCTAAACAATGTCGTATAAAAGAATTTGACCCAAATGCCATAAAAAAGACGAATAAAGTTCTTGATTGGCTTACAATGTAGTTCTTAACTTCGTACCGATGGCGTACGTTGAAAAAGAGGGTGATATATCTCCTGATATTGTTGATGATACCCACAAGTTGTGGAAGTCATACTCTCAAAAGAGGGATATATGGGCTCAAGCGGCTCAAGAAGATACGGAATTTAGATTAGGAAGGCAATGGTCGGCTGAGCAACAAAGAATTTTACTTGAGAGGGGTCAAGCACCACTCGTAGTTAACCGTATCCATCCAGCAGTTGAAGCCGCTAAGGCTTTACTTACTTCAGGTAGACCACAGTTCAGAGTATCTCCTAGAGAGGACAGCGACAATCAGGTAGCACAGGTATTCAATGGATTACTCGAATATATGTGGTATATCTCCGATGGGACTCAGGCACTCCGCAACGTCATAGATGACTACTATACGATGGGTATGGGATGTATGATGGTTTATATTGACCCCTTGAAAGATTATGGAAGAGGTGAAGTCTGCATAAGAGACGTAGACCCACTTGATGTATATATCGACCCGAATTCTCGGGAACGATTAGGTGATGATGCTGAAAACGTTATCATATCTCGTTTATTCACTAAAGACCAAGCAATGGCTATGTATCCTATGTATGAGGAGTCTATTAGAACTGCTCAGAGTGATTTAGATACAGATAGACCTGTAACAGACAGAGTAGATGATAAGGGGATTGTATTCCCCGAAGATACTGCTACAAAGACCGATATAAGCTGGGGAACACATAACGAATATATTAGGGGATACGAGAGATACTATAAGATTTGGGTAAAGAGATTTCATATTAAAAATAAGCTTGATGGCAAAGAAGAGGTTCTTTTAGAAGAAGATATGCCTGAATTCCTAGCCAGACCTGCTGTTTCTATTAATGGTCAGATTATAACAGACCCTAAGAAAGCAGAAGGTATGATTCAGCAGTTGAGCCAAGAATATGACCAACAAGCTGAACAAGCAAAGATGTCTGACCAAGATGTCCCTCCCCCACCAGTTGTTGAGCAGTTAACTTTCCAAGATTTAGTAGAACAAGATATCATTGAGACCGTGTCGGTACCCGTGCAAAGGATAAAAATGTGTGTGATAATGGGAGACCAATATCTTTATTCACGTATCCTACCTATTGACCATTACCCCATCGTGTTCTTTATGAACATTCATAACAGAACGCCCTACCCAGTAAGTGACGTACGAATGGTCAAAGATATGCAGGAGTACATTAATAAGACACGGTCTCTAATTATTGCTCACGCTACTACAAGTACAAATACAAAGATTTTAATACCATCAGGCAGTGTAGATATGCAAGACTTTGAACAGCGATGGGCACAACCCGGAGTTGCAATAGAAGTTGATATGGACCAAGGAGCACCTCAACCAGTTCAACCTACTCCATTACCCAATACATTGTATCAGAATGAATTAGCGGCTAAACAAGATATTGACCATCAGTTAGGATTGTATGAGATGATGATGGGTAATACTGAAGCGGCACCACAAACCTATAAAGCTACTGTGTCTCTTGATGAATTTGGACAGCGTAAGATAAAGTCTAAGCTACAGGATATAGAGACTGGCTTGGTTCGTATTGGTAAGATTGCCATACCATTAATGCAACAACTATTTCAAGCAGAGAAGGTTGTTAGACTAGTACAACCTAATAATTCGTTGACTGAATACGCTATAAACAAAAAGATTTACGACGATAAATCCGGCGTCACTGACGTTATAAATGATATATCAAGGGGTTCCTTTGATGTAGTAGTAGTTACCGGAAGTACCTTACCAACTAATAGGTATGCCCAGCTTGAGATGTATATGGATGCTTATGAGAAGGGTATCATCGATAAGACTGAAGTTCTTAAGAAGACTGAAGTATTCGATATGGAAGGTGTATTAACCAGAACTGACCTTGTTCAACAGTTACAGCAACAAGTTACAGGTATGGAAGACCAGATAAAAGATTTAGAAGGCGATTTGCAGACGAGAGAACGTGAGAACTATCATCTGAAGCAGAGAGCTGAATTAGAAAAATTCAAAGCAGACCTCGATAAAGTTTCAACCCAGTCGAAAGGGGCTGGCAAATTATTCGAGAAACGCCTAGATGATGCACTTGGTCAAGTTAAGACGGAAGTCAAAGAGGCTAACCGTGCGACCAGTTAAACAATCCTTACCCCTAGTGCGAAGGGCAGGATAAACAAAAGGAACTCGAAAATGGATGCACCATTTGAAACTACGGAAGTAACCCAACATCCGGCTGAAAATCCGATTGTAGGCACTCCGCAACAAGAACAAGCACCCCTAGAGCCCTCTCCTGATGAAGTTTTTTCACAGGAGAACCAAGTCGGTGATTTCTTTAGAGCTCAGTTAGCTGATGAGCCGGAAAACAAAGAAACCGCACCTCAAGTTCAAACAACCGAACAAGCAGAGGAAGAACCGAACGATACCGTAAGGTATCAATACTGGCAATCAGAGGCAGATAAGGCTCGTAATGAGAATGAGGCACTGAAAAAACAGTTGGCTCAAAATCAACAAGCACCACAACCTCAGATTGCAGAACCACAGAATCAAAACGAGATGGAAGGATTTCCACCTCCACCTGAAAAACCTCGCAAACCTGCTGGGTTTAACAGAGAAGAGGCTTGGACAGACCCTCAATCACAATCAGCCGCATATCTTAATACTGTAGACGATTGGCGTGATAGTATGGACGAATACAACAGACTGCACAATGATTATAACGCCGCAGTTGTACAGGAAGAGAGAGCCAAGATGGTGGAAGAGAGGAATGACATCCTAAGAAAACAAGCTGAGAAAGAAGCGTACGATAAGAATATGGTCAACTTACGTGACCAATTAACAGAGAAATATCAGGCATCTCCAGAGGAGATAACTGACTTTGTTAAGGTTATGGAAAGTCCTGACAGTGTTAACCTCGATAACCTTTTTCAGTTATATCGTTTGAAAAATGGTGCTCAAGTACCACCCCAACAAGGACAAGCTCCTATAGAGCGTGCAGATAGTCAAACTCCGGCATCGGACAACTTTGACCAAATGAAGCGTGCTCAACAGGTACCTTCTCCAATGGGCGTACTTCCGAGTGCGAATAAGAACGTAGCAGGTTCGCCTGAAGATACTGTTATGGATTCTATGGTTCAGGAATACGATAATCGAAACCCTTGGACATAGAGGAGTAAATAGCTATGGCAACAGCTTATAGTTTAAGCACAGGTAATGCTAAAGGTTCTTTGGAACAAGTTAGCATTAACGACTCACGCCGAATTTTTAATTTCGGTGAGAGAGTGTCAGAGTTAGCTCCACAGCAGAGTCCGTTTTTCGTATATTTGTCTAAAGTTGCGAAAGCGTCAACTGATGACCCCGTATTCAAGTTCCTTGAACAACGTCATCAATGGCAACGTCGTAATTTTATCCTCAAAACTGCTATTGCAAGTAGCATTGCTAAGGGAAGCGATACTGCTTCACTTAAGGTAGTTTGTGGATATGATAAGTACGGAGTTGAATCCGCATCTGGTAAGAGTGCGGCTCCACAGTATTTTGTAGTAGGACAAGTAATTCGTTTAGCTGGTAAAGCTATGCGTATTAAGTCTGTTGATTCAGTCGGTGACGGCGAATCAGCTACATATGCCGCAGGAACCGCCGCAACCTTTTCCGAGATTACTTGTACCTGTCTAGAAGCTTCTGGGGCAATAGCCGCAGATAAGCTGGGACAGATTGTAGGTAGTGCTTGGGCTGAAGGTAGCCTTGACCCAGACGGATGGAAAGACGAGCTCTATTCAAGAGAAGGATACTGTCAGATTTTTAAGACAGCAATTCAGCTCTTTAGTGGAACTGCTTTGGCAACACGTTATAGAGGTCGACCCGACGAATATCGTCGAGTTTGGTCTGAAAAGTTAATGGAACATAAAATGGACATCGAGCACGCAATGCTCTATGGTGTTGGAGCTTCTGATGAAGCCGCTTCCGCCGGACCTGTCCGTTATAGCTGGGGTATTGTACCCTACACTGAACAGTATGGAAATGTATTTAGTTACACCTATGCGAACAGTGACTATGACGCCTTCATAGATACTATGGAGTCATTTTTTGCACCAGAATCTGGTAATAGTGGCGACAAGCTTGTACTGGCTTCACGCAAAGTACTTGCTTGGTTAAACAAATTGGGTTCCAATTCATTCTTATCTAACACTGTCGGTGCTGACCAGTACCGTATGGATGTTCAGAACATTAAGGGTGCATTTGGACATATGGTTACTAGAGTTAATACTCTATTTGGTAACCTGCACTTTGTTGCTGAACCACTGTTCCGGAATCAGGATGAGGATATGGCAGTCGCTATTGATTTAGCGAATGTTAAATATCGTCCATTATCTGGAAACGGCGTATCAAGAGATACGCACGTTATTACGAACGTACAGAACAACAATGTTGATGGACGGAAAGATATGATTCTAACCGAAGCCGGTTTGGAGATTAGTCTACCAGAAACTCACGCTGTTATGAAGTGGTCGTAAGAGACGTGGAACGATTTATGGGGGGCATTTAGCCCCCCATAATGGGAGAACGCAATGGCATTTGATGCAAAAGTAAAGAAATATGCAGGTGATAGTGCTGGTTTAACTAGTGCCAGTATGTTAGAAGCATTGACTCAAGGAGTAGACTATACTCTAGGTGTGGTAAAGTCTATGTCTCCACAAAATTTACCATTATTTGGTAGGAATGTTTCAATAGAGTCAGGTATGATAAATGGATATGTATCTGGCATTACTATGACATCAGCAGGAAGTGGTTATGCATCTAATGCAACATTGTCTATAACAGGCGGTGGAGGTACTGGTGCAGAAGCTTGGTTAACATTATCACAGGCTAATGGCAGTGTTATTACTGGGGTTGGTCTTGGACCTAGTAATATATACCCAGTATCAAAAACTGGTTCTGGTTATACAAGCGTACCGACTGCAAGTGTTGTTAGTGCTACTGGTTCTGGAGCTACTTTTACATTAACTGTAGTTATAAAGGATGGTATGGATTTAGGTGCATTAAATATTTTTGATGTATTAAAAGTTGAAAGAGATGGTTATGTAGCTCAACCAGCTAAACCAGATAATAGACTTAAGATGACAGATACAAAGAGTATCTATTATGCTCAAGAATCTAGTCCTACTTATATAACAGATTTTGAAGGAATTTTAAGAATTTATCCAGATACAAAGACTACTGAAAAAGGTAACATATACTGTATATCATCAGGGGCTGGTAAAACTATTGATTTAGCAAAGGAAGAAATAAAGGATGATGATTTAATATTTGGAACAACTACATCTATTGGTGAAGAGAACTTCCCATCCATATGGAAAGAGCTTGTTATTTTACACGCATCTGAGTTATTACTTGTTGAAAGGTTAGGTTTATTCAGGCAACAGCTCCCAACAGATTTAGATGATGTCACTGTATTTGATAAAATTGCCGATATTGAAATAAGTATTTCTGGTCTTACAAAATCTTTGCCTAGCAACTTTACTATTGCTACAGCTCTTCCAAGCCCAACAGTAGTTGGACACCCAACTGCTGAAGTAAACGATGCATTAGCTAAAGCTCAGAGACTTATGGATAGTTCAGCTACTATTACTGGTGATGGAACTGTTCTAAGTGTGCAGAGTTGGTTAGAGGACGAAGATGAAGATATGGTTCAGTCTACTATTCAGGCAATTACATCTGAATTAAGTAGGGCACAGATGATATTATCCAACCATCAAGCAAAAGTTCAAGTGTATGCCCAAGATTTTACTTCTGCTGTTACAAAATATACTACTGAGATACAGAAAGAAGCTCAAAGAGTTCAGATAGATATATCAGAGTATCAGGCAGAATTGCAACACGCATTACAACAAAAGCAGAATGAGTTGCAAGAATATTCAACCAATCTTGGTAAAAAGATGAGTTCTTATACTACTCTTATATCAAAGATAAATACCGATTATCAGTGGGTTACACAGCAATTACAGGTAGTTGGTGCAAAAAAACAAGAATTTATACAAGCACTTCAACCCACAGGTTTAGGTGAGAATCCTATGGAGAAAGCTATATGAAACTAAAGGAAATGGCAGAGAGGATTCAGCAACATCATCCAGATATGGGTATAACTGAAATAGTTAGGTCCTTAAATGATGCTATGAATGATATGGGATTTAAAACAGAAATTATAGAATCTGCTGACCAGTTTGATACAGTAAAAGACCAGAGGGTCTATAAGCTAAAGAAACACATTATTAAGGTTAAGGCTGTTGATTATGATGGTAAGTCAATTAAGAAACTACTTGGTAGACCTATAGAGAGAGATTTAAGCTAATGGAAAGACAAAATCTAAATATTAGTCAAAATGTTTGGTGGGTAGAAAGAGACTCCGTACTCTTGGCTTATTATAGTTCAGCTACTGATAAGTTCACTTCTCCAAGTACTGCTGGAATTAAAGTAACACTATTTTATATTCAAAGACCTGATAAGTTTTTATTAAAGGGTGAATCTCCAGAAAGAGATGGTTTTGTAGACGGAGATACTTATTTAGGAGTTGAATTAGATTCAAATGTATCTGTTACTAATACTACATTTTGGGACCAAGAACCAGAGATACCTGAACAATTTCACGAAGCTTTAATAGCTAGAGTAGTAGCAAATGGGTATGAACGTAAGCCAGAGACAATCCAGTTAGCAACTTATTTTTTAAGTAAGTATGATAATGGTGTAAGAGAATGTAGGAAATATTCTTACAGAGGAAGAGATGGTTCACAAATAGTACCAATGGGACAGGACTTCTAATGGCGTTAGGCGATGGCATAGGTAATATGAGCTTTGATGCTTTGACTTGGTATTTTGACCAACTCGGAGTTGCTTTTGACAATACCTTAGTGATGTTATTCACTAAGATTAAACCACCTGCTGGACCTAATCTTATAAGAGTACAGTTTCCTTCTTCTCCAACAATGACAAGAGTAGAAGCACCAGTAACACCAACATATACGAGGATACCATAAATGGGTGGAACTTTAACTAGTCCTAATAAGATAAAGGACGTATACACAAAATTAGTCTGGTATAACACATCAGACAGCAAGTTTTACAGAGACAATGGAACGGCAGATGTAGAAGTACCTGTTGGTTCTGACCTTGTCACTGGAAACATTTTGAAACATCAAACTTCTGGGACTGTAAGTTCTGGCGATTTGTTTCAAATATTAAACAACAGCACAGAAGTGTTCTCTGTAGATTATCAGGGAGCAGTGCATTTAAAACCAATGACCTCAGCACCAACAGATAATTCTGAAGGAACTCTCTATTATGATAGTTCTAATGACACACTGGTGGTCTCTGTGGAAGAATAGGAGAATAAGACTATGGCAAAAGTCTGGAAAAAACTCCAGAGAGCAGACAGTGCTTTCGAGGGTAACGTCACTGGTACAGTAGACGGGACTGCGGCTGGTACTGTTAAGTCTGGAGCAACAGCTGGAACGGCGGCAAAGGTAATTACGGACGCCGCCTTTGATAGTAGCACTAAGCTGAAAGCGGCAAATGCTGTTGATGCTTTGGTGAATGCAAATACAACGAAAAGTGATGTTGGACTGGGGAATGTCGATAATGATTCGACATCTACAATTCGGTCTGGTACCACAAAAGCTGATGTCGGATTAGGGAATGTAGACAATGACTCTACATCTACCATTAGGTCTGGCACAACTGCCGCTAATGTAGGCTTAGGCAATGTAGCAAACGAATCAAGAGCTACCATTTTAGGTGGTAACTTGACAGGAACAGTTGATAGTGTTGCAGTTGGCACCATTAAAACCGGGGCTTCTAAAGGAGCCGCCGCACCTATCACATTTAGACAGGATGGAATACCAACAGCACTAAATGCTGGTGACGTTTGGTTTGACACAAACGATAGTAATAAGCAATACAGGGCTACTGCTACTGGAGATGATGCAATCACCTCTGGAGAATGGGAAAGCGTTGTACAGGGTAAGATTCACTCTTACTCAAAAAGCGATGTTGGTCTCGGTTCTGTCGACAATGACAGTACTGCAACCATTCGGTCTGGTACCACTGCCGCTAATGTAGGCTTGGGGAATGTAACTAACGAATCAAAAGCAACTATGTTTGCAGGACCCACATTCACGGGTACTGTAGCAGGTGTTTCTAAAGCACACGTTGGCTTGGCTAATGTTGATAATGATTCCACATCCACAATTCGGTCTGGCACAACTGCCGCCAATGTTGGTTTGGGGAATGTTACTAATGAGTCTAAGGCTACTATGTTTACTAGTCCAGCGATTACAGGAACTCCAACAGGTGTTACTGCAACTCACGTTGGATTAGGAAATGTAAGTAACATTACTACTGCGACTATGAGAGATGGAGTAACTAAGGCTAATGTTGGTCTTACTAATGTTATCGACCAAGCAATTACCGTTGCAAGTGGTAAACTCAAGTTTGGGTCTACTACTCAAACACTAGATGCTGATACAGTTGATGGAGATTCTAAGGCTACTATAAAAGCCGCCGCAGTAACAACTGCTGAAACAAACATTATCGGTAGTGCACCGGGGGCTTTGAATACTCTTGATGAGTTAGCCGCCGCACTTAATGATGATGCGAGTTTCAATAGTACGATTACTACATCAATCGCAACGAAAGGCAAGGCACCAATGACTCTAACAGCAGAAGACGTTGATGGAGATTCAACTTATGATAATGACCCGGCAAGTGAAGCGATTGGACAAATTGGCGTTTACTCCGGTCAATCATACGCAGTGATGGATATTTAATGGCTAAAACGATTAAATCATTCAAACTTAGCGACTTATCTTGCTCTATCCCCGATAGTGGACAATACGAAGAGAAAAGTGTTGGCTCTTCGGGGAAAGAGTATATAGGTCTACCACCTTATGCTTATCAAGGATTAAAAGCGTCTTTAGTAGCAAAAGGTTATAAACCAGAACAATATGATTACATAGTGTGTACTGATGCTGGTAAAGTATTGTATGGTGGTCGCAGAGTTTGGCTGATGCAGAAGGATATGGGACTTGACCAGAGTACAATGGTTGAGTGTGAAATCTGGACAGAAAAAGAGTTCGTTTTGGACTTGAGAGCAAAGATGGGCTTAACAGCAGATATGGTTGCTAAAAAAGATAAAGAAGGAAACTGGGTAGAACCAGTACAAAAGACTGTTAACTCATTGAAGTCGGCTGATGTTAAAGGATATCCTAACCTTGTAGCACGTCATAAAAAGAAAGCAAATATTGATGGATATGATTATGCTTTTAAAGGTTCTGATGGTAAAGTAATAGATGCCGGAAAGTCTTAATGGGCTTTTGGGATAAAGCAGAACAAAAATCTGCGAAAGGAAAGAACGAAGAGGTTGTCATTGACCTTCAGAAGAAACTCTCTAAACTAGAGTTCTCTGATGTTGACTATATCTACAACTTAATATTAAATAATCAATATAGGGGAAGAGAGATAGAAAAGGCAACTACGGTTCTATTGAAAATAAGGTTCATAAGGAGCCAATTAAAGGAGGAAACGATAAGTGAATCAACCAAAACTGAAGACAGTTAAGTTAACAACACAAGAGCTACACGCTATGGTTACGTTACTTGAAGGTGTCAAAGTAGAAATAAAAGAAGGACTGTGGCTATATAGAATGTATGAAAAGATATTGAATGCATTTAAATCTGCGGCAGAAGCCGACCCTGATTGGGTTGAAGTTGAAGCAGAGGAAAAAGAAGCTCCAGTAGTACAGAATGGCTAAACAGTGGAAAAAACTGCAACGGGCTGATTCAGCTTTCACTGGAGATGTCACAGGTTCTATTAATGGTGCCTCTGCCGCTTCAATTAAGAGTGGTTCTGCACTAGGAGCTAGTTCCAATCAGGACTCTACTTCTACAATAAGAAGTGGAGTTACTAAAAGTGATGTTGGTCTTAGCAATGTAGATAACGATTCTACTTCTACTATTAGAAGTGGTGTTACTAAGGCTAATGTAGGTCTCGGAAATGTTGAAGATAAGAGTGCGGCTACAATTATGGCTGGTACCTTTACTGGTAACATTGGTGGTACAAGTGCGGCTGATATTAAGACAAAAGCTGTTGCTGGTGAAGCGGCAAAGAGTGCTGTAGATGGTAATGCCGCCGTTACTATGGTTGGCGGTAGTATCAATATAGGTTCTGGTGAATGGACTGTAGATTCTGATGGTAACCAAGTAACCAAGGGTACTATCACTATTAATAAGGATAGTGGTGGTGATGCTGGATTAAAACTTGATAGTGGTAACAGTGGTACTATGCAGTTATTGATGGAAGGTGCTAATCCTACAATCGATATGGGTGGTACTGCTCCATTAGGAACTACTACTCATTATATAAGAAGAGGTGGTACTGGAAATCAATGTAGAATATTCTTTGCAACTGGCTCTACTGTTATTGGCGGTATAGGATTTGCTAATCAACCAACTGCTAATAATACACAATTAGTTTTTCACTATGGTTCTTTCTACGATAATTCATCTCCATATACAGTAAGAGATTTCACTATTGATGATGACCATAAAATAGGTTTCTGGCAGAATGATAAAACATTTGCTGGTCTTACTATAGGTTCTGATGGTACTAATAAAGGTTTATATGTAAAGAATGGTGGTGTTGGAATTGGGACTACTAATACTACTGATGGTACTCTAGAAACTTCAGGCAACGCCACATTTGGTGGGGAAATCCGTACAAATACAAATACAAACTATGCAAAATTAACTGGTGTTACAGGTGGTTTAAAATTAACGACAGACAGAAGTGGTGCAGTTGGGATACGTGGAGACACTGCAAGCGGTTTTAGTTGGCAATTATACGGAGAAACTGGCGGTGATTATGGATTCTTGGCTTCCGCTTGGGGTGCTTGGGATATAAGGAAGCAAAAAGGTTCGCGTCTATATACAAATAATCAAACAACTTACTATTTACAACCAGAAACAAATTCACATTTTAATACTATTTCAACTGCAGGCAACGCCACATTTGCAGGGACAGTTGTTTGGTCAGGTGGTGGTAGTGCAAATGCTAATACCGCTTATGGTTGGGGAAATCACGCAAGTGCTGGATATGGTACTTCAAATTTAGCAATAGGAACATCCAGTTCAACAGCCGGAAGAGGTGATAAGGCTGAAATTGCTTATAACCATAGTCAGGCAACTCACGCACCCACCAATGCAGATGTAACTAGTTCTAATACTTGCAATAGACCACTATCAACTTCTACTCAACAAATAGATGGTGTTAAAACATTTTCAAGTGATGTAAAAACGCTTGCTAGGAAAAACTTTAGTCCAGCATACTCTTCTGGAAGTGATAGTTATCAATCTAATTTTGGATGGAGAGGTGTACAACTTGGTAATAATGGTTTAAATACCATTGTCTTTGGAAATACTGCCGCTGGAGGATATGGAGAAATCTGGGTAAATAATGCTGTTGATTTAGATACTGATAATATGCATCAACCGGGTGGTACTAAAGCGGCAAAATTTGCATCTGATGGTAAGGTCACTTTTCCTAATGACCCACACGAACGTGGACATCACGGTTCAAGTACTAGAATTAAAATTTGTCCTGCTGATTTTATGCCTAATGATGATAGCACAACTTATAATGTTGCTATGGTTGACAATGGTGGAAAAATTAAAGTCACCTCATCATCGTTAGAGGCATATGTTCAGAAAGAAATCCCAATGGGATTCAAAGCTACATATGTTTACTTGTATGGTAATGACGGTTTAAATAGTGTAATTATTTATGAATCTTATATAAATAACACTACTGCTACCCAAAGAGGAAGTGGTAAGATTAATCAGAATATAAATATCACAGATATAACAGCATCAACTACTAATATGGTAAGTATAAAATGGTTACCTACAGCAACATCTGATTATTGTTATGGTGGTTATATAACTATAGCGAGATTATAATGGCAAAGACAACATTAAGAAGTTCAGCATCATCTACAGCTTTATCAGACGCTGACCAATTAGCAAAAGGCGTAGGTAAGCTCGGTGTAGATTTTTCAGTTGACCCGGCAGAACAGACATTAAATACAATGTGGGAGATTATAAAACCACTTAATGAACAGGTCAGGCAATTTCACGCACAAATAGACGAGCTACAGAAATATTTATTACACGCTTTTGGTTCAGATTCTGGGTCTGCGGCAAGTGCAGGACCTACTGGACCAACTGGTCCCGGAGGCTCTACAGGACCGGGAGGACCAACTGGTCCAACTGGACCAGCCGGAGCTGATGGACCTACTGGTGCTACTGGAGCAAAAGGTGCAACAGGTTCTGGAGGTGCAAAGGGAGATAAAGGAGATACAGGAGCAAGTGGACCAACAGGTCCAGCAGGAGGAACTGGTCCTACAGGAGCAGGTGGTGCTACAGGTCCTACAGGTCCAACTGGCTCAACAGGACCAGAAGGTTTAGTTTGGAAAGGTACTTATAGTGGCTCTACTTCATATTCTGTAGATGATTCAGTCTATTATAGTGGTTCTTCTTATATCTGTATTCAAGCAGGGAAAGGTAATGTTCCTACAAATGATTCATATTTTACTGAACTAAGTGTCAAAGGCGATACTGGTTCAACAGGAGCTGGCGGACCTACTGGACCATCTGGTCCAAGTGGTCCTACAGGACCAACAGGTGCTAAAGGTACTACTGGAGATACTGGAGCAACTGGTTCAACAGGAGCCGCTGGTGGTAAAGGTGATACAGGTGCTAAAGGTCCTACAGGACCAACGGGTCCAACTGGTGGAATCGGACCTACAGGAGGAGCCGGACCAACCGGTGCTACAGGTGCCAAGGGTGATAAAGGTAATGTTGGAAGCACAGGTGCTGTAGGTGCTACAGGAGGTGTAGGTGCTACAGGTGCTAAAGGTGCTAAAGGTGATGCCGGTGCTAGTGGTGGAACTGGACCTACGGGAGCCGCAGGTGCTAAAGGAAACACAGGAGCCGCAGGTGGCACAGGACCTACAGGACCTACAGGACCTACAGGTTCAGGTGGTGCAAAAGGTGATGCAGGACCACCCGGTCCTACAGGACCAACTGGTGGAGTCGGACCTACTGGGGCTAAAGGCGATAAGGGAAATACTGGTTCAGGTGGAGCTACAGGAGCCGCAGGACCTACTGGAGCTGGCGGTGCTAAAGGTGATAAAGGACCTCCGGGTCCTTCAGGACCGTCTGGTGGTACAGGACCAACTGGTGCTAAAGGAGATACCGGAAGTACAGGAGCTGTTGGACCAGCAGGACCTACAGGTAGTGCCGGAGCAAAGGGACCGCCGGGACCAGCAGGACCAACCGGAGCGACAGGTAGTGCTGGACCAACTGGTGCCAAAGGTGACACAGGTAGTGCAG